ACCATAAAATGTATTACCATCTTCAGCGAGGGATACAATTTTATGAGACACTCTTTCTAAGTTTAATGTTGGGGTATCTGGATGACCAAGTTCTCCAAGCGCACGATTAGTAGTAATGTATTCATCATTGTAACGGCCAACCTCACGACGAAGTGTGTCCATTTTATACATGCGATTGTTACGATTTACAGTATCACCAACCAAAAATGTACCTTCAATGAACAGGCGTTTTTTGCCGTTCTCGGTAGTTTCAGTGAGGCACTTTACTTGTTCAACAGATTCTCTAATTAGTTTCATATTACTGCTCCAGTGTCGGGATCAATAGTATATGTGGCTGTTTTGCTGAGTATGATAAGAATTGTGCCATCAGTGCCAGAATTAGTGAAAAATAAATTAGCACCAGTATTTGCGCCAGCAATTGATACATCATACTGAGCAAAAGGTACATCATTTTCACCGAACAATGAAAGCACTTTTTCACCTGTAGCATCATTACCACGGTATACGATCCACTTACCATCGGTAGAAGATGTAACGTGTGTAATTTCAGCATTAGCCACCAATTCAGTTGTTGTATTTGTGGACAACTCACTTAAATTGATGCGAGTAGAAGTGTTACCTGTAATACGAATTACAGATTTGGATCTTTTTGAATTAGTAATTGTAGTTGGCATTTTATCTTAACCCCATCGAAGCCCGTCTACGCATGGACATTTTCCGTTTCATTAATGTTCTCCGTAATTGAGCCCGTCTAGTTGTTTTCCATGATTGTTTTAATTTTCTTGCTTTTTGTAATCTCGCAGCAGCAGGTATTCTTTTTAGTGTGTTACCAGATATTCTATAACCTTTTACACCAGATCGCTTAACATTTTTTTGTAATACAATTTTACCTTTGGCGTTTCTTCGGATTCTACGACGAATCTTTTGTATACGACCCATACGAACAATGTTTGGGTTTCTACGAACGGCCTCATCAAACACCTCAAACCGATCTTCAGCAATACCTTCTTTTACTTCCTGTAAACGTTCTTTTGCAATCTCATCTAAACGCTGAAACAATAGTTCTTTTGCTTCAGATAAATTGCCTTCTATAATTTTTTGTATAAAACTCATAACACTTTTGATTTGGCAAAACTGGCCACTTTGTTAAAATGTTCTGGACCTTTTTCAATCATTTCTGTAATTTTTATTTTATTTTCTTCATTCAGTGATTCATATACTTTGAGAATGGCATCGGCAGTCTGAACATCAATGGTAATCTCTTTATTTTCACCGTATGAAATTGTCTGAGGTTCTCTATATTCTCTGACATTTTGTAAGAGGCTCATTACAGTCTCTTCAGCTTGTACTATGCCTTTTTGATTTTCTTCGGTAGAATATGGTACCGAGAAATACTTATTGAGTTTATCACTATAATAAAGTGCGATTCTTGTTGACCCTGGATATAAACGAATAGCTTTACGTTTCAGTACCAACACAAAAGGAGGATCAAATTTTGTTAATTCTTCTTTGAGGTTCTCTTCACCGTTTTCTGGTTTATCTTTTGAAACCACGATACGATGAGCACGATATTTTTTACCTGAAGAGGAAACTTTATAATCAGAACTATCAATAACACCTTCGTTCACAGACCGACGAGCTTGTGAAAATATTTGCTTGTTTGAAGTAAGCAAATCAACCATCTTATTAAAAAGATTTTGCAGTATCATTCGGTCGGCATTATTGAACGATGGTTTTTCTTCTTGCATTTTACTGAGAATGGTATGGATTCTCTGTAACTGTGCCTTGTTGGCTAAACCAGCACGAACTAAAGCATCAAACTTTGAGTAGTCTGTCTTTTCTTCCGTGAGTGGCTCGTGCCTAAATTCTGTTAAACTTTTCATTCTACTTCTTGGACTTCAACTTCCTCTTCAGATTCTACTTCTTCAGTTTTTCCGCCATTGAATATACCTGAAGCTAATTCTTGTTTATAGGCATCAAGTGCTTCAAATGCTTTAGCAGATATAACGTTTTCTAATGTTTCTTTAGCTGCGGCACTTTCACCTGCGGCTAAGAAATCAATAAATTGTCTTGTTGTCATATTACACCTTTGTTAATTATCTATTTATACCTACCGAATATTTTTCTACTTCAGAGTCTAACTGTGGTGTAGGAGATTCGGTAGCCATACGGTCAGTTGTATTATCTACAGGTTCAACACCAGCGTCGGCTTGTTGTGCCTGTGCCATCATTTCGGTTGAACCATCTTCTTCCATTTCTTTATCCATCTCTTCAATTTCTTCATCGGTCATACGAAGAACATTTTTACGAACCCATGTTTGTGAGAAATACTTACCAACATATGGATCAAGTAACTGAAGTGTGGTAACTCTTTCACGAAGTAATTCAGATTCACGGAGTTCGGTGAAGTTATTATCTTTTTTATAATCGTAATATATATCTTCTTTAAATTTTTCCCATTCTTCTAGTGTACAAATACCTTTCAGAGATAATTGTACTTTGAGAGCATGGTCAAAGATTTGTGAAAACTTATTACGAAGACGAATAATAAACTTAGCAAACTTTAATTCATCACGAGTAATTTCTGCGGATCGGCCAAGAGATGCCAAACCACCACCGCCTTGTTGGTCCATACGAGAATATGGAACGTTCAGTGATTGTAAAAGTTTCTTGCGAAAGTAATCAACGTCTTCAATTTGGCCTAAGTTTTGACCAGCAGGAAGTGTGGTGATTTCGGTACCTTTACCACCTTCACGGCGTGGTAACCAAAAATCTTCAAGCATTGACATGTGTTTACGGTCATCACGCATCTCACCAGTGTTTGCATCATAAACCATTTTATTACGATACTTGACCATAATATCACGGAGATATTGTTCGGCTTTACCTTTTGGTAAGTTACCTACGTCAATATAAAATACACGGCGTTCTGGTGCTCTTGATAAACGATAAATGACAACCGCATCTTCAATCATTCTCAACTGATTAAGTGGCTTGATGGCCTTATGGAGATATGAAATCACAAATGTATTTTTGGCATCCATTAGACCAGAGTTTACATTGACCACCGAATCTACAGCAATACGAACACCAGCATTTACGCCAGCTGTATATGTTTGAGTTGTTGTACCACGGTCATTGTAAACATAGTATTCAGCAATAGATTTAATTAACATAGCGCCTGTTCTGGCGTCTTTGTCTTTTACTATTTCACGAACCTTACGAATCTTTCTTGGGTCTATGTAACGAAGTTCTTGTATGCCTTCTTTTGGATTTTTTTCATTAACGACAATGTGAAAATAAATTCTACCATCAATATACCAACGCTTGAACAAATCGTCGGCCAGGTTTTCAAAGTTTAACATTTTCTGTATGTTGTTAAACTCTTCAATGATTTTCTTTTTGATTGTTTCTGGTTGTTTCAGTTTGTCTAAGTTAATTGAAACAACATCACCGGATTCATCGTGTGTAATTGCTTCGTTGACAATATCATCAATTGCCTGTTCAAGTTCAGGATGATTTGCCATTTCACGATAGCGAGTTATAAGTTCTAATTCATTACGAACAGCGCCTTCTAGGTCAACATATGTGCCATAGTAAGCGTTTTGTGTAATGGTAACGGCACCATCATCAATTGCTGGTGTAGGAAGTGCGAAAGAACGTTGCTCTGGTTTCTCTTCCTGAGCAACGTCTTTTCTACCTATGGTGAAACCAAAGAGGTTTATTGCCATCTATTCTCCATTCTAAAGATTAGAGAAAAGGCCGAAGCCTTTTCCCTTAAAACACGCTATCTGCTACCGCTTCCCACCACTGATAGGTAAGCGAGACTGAGAACTCCTCAATGGTATCATTTGAACCCCAATCTACATCAATTGGTGTAATATCTGTTGGGAAAGCACCAATAAATTTATAAGCTTTGATTCTGTTTCCATTTTTACCATATTGATACACTTCAGCATCTTGTGTGTATCCAGATGGTGTTAGAGCTGCAGCATTACGAAGATTGGTACGATGAGTATTGATACCATTCATCCAACGTTCAAATGCGTTTCTTACAATAAAGTCTTCATCATTGATAATTGTAATAGTCCAGTCTGCGAAAGTTCTATTACCAGCAAACTTCAATTCACGGCCAAAATATTGAACAGGCACAACTCCAACAGTTGAACCAGGAAGTTGCGCTGTCTTACACATAAATGTCAATTTTGTCTGTGCGTTCCCTGCCGCAGAGAAAGTAGGAAACGGCATAGAAACCTCAAATAGATTGGGACGTGCGCCGTCACCAGTCATTTGGGATCTAAATTGAGTTACTGAAAATGCCATGTTATTTTTCTCCTGTTTTCCCTATTTAGACTGCACGACCGACGATTTCTTCAAATGCTACACCACTTCTCACAGCAACAAAGTTCAACTGTATAAAGTTAATTGAACGTGCTGGTTTGATGTAAATATCACCAACAAATTCATTACGGTCAATTACGGCCGCAGTGTTATTTGTTTCATCACACACAACACGGAAGTCAGTGATACCACGACGTCCTTGTACATCACGGAGATATGGCTCAACAAGATTCACAAACTGAGCTCTTGTGAATGAATCGTTAAACTCAAACAATGAAGTACGAGCAGCACGTGCTATTGCTTTCTCAAGTGTGATAAACAAACGACGAACATTAATACGATCAAATGCTGATGGACGGCTTAGAAGAGTTTTATCGCCGAAGAGAACTGTACCCTCACCTTGGAATGTAACGACAGGGTTAATACCACGGTTGTACAGTACATCACGATTGGCCTTTGTTGGATTCCATGCTAACTTAATAACATTCTTAATGACACCACGGTTTGTACCAGCAGGTGAGAACCATGGATCACGTTCTAAGTCAGTACGAGCACAGAGACCAGCAATGTCACCGTTCAATGGTACCCAACGGTATACATCGTTGTATTTGTCGTATTGATATTTCCAACCAGAATCCATCACTGCGTATGAAGATGAAGTTACAGAATCACGGAAGGCAGTAACATCGTTTTCTTCTGAGCCAGAGTTATCAACAACATCCGCTTTCTCTGGTGAGCAGAACACGACACAATCTTTACGAGTTTCTGCGATAGAAATGGCATTTTCAATTGTTGGTTCGGTCGCTGGGCCAGTGATAATCAGTGATACGTCTTCTGAATCTGGATTGGCTACTTTATTAAATGCTGTTTGAATATTACCAGCTGTGACTGCACCATTCGCACCGTTGGCTAATGTTGATGTGATTCTTGTCGCAAGTAATGTGTAACTTGAATTTACAGTACCCCAGTTTGTATCATCTGGATGTGACATCCACCAAATATAATCGGATCTTTGGTTAAGAACATCTTTGTAATAGTTGCTTGAGCCGTCAAAGTTCTTAGCATCATTAGCCTTAGATACAAATGGGAACTTTTCAAGAACGGTATTAGATGTACCAGTAAACTTACCATTCACATCAAGAACGATGATGTGCATCTCATCGTTGGCACCGCCACGATTTGAAACTGAAG